ATAGGAGGCCCCAGATACAGTATTTCCCCAGCCCAATATGTCCATATTTATCTTAGGCTCTGAGATACCAGCATACACAGTATTAGAATTGCTAGCACTCTTTACATAAAACATTGCCTTAGCCCCTTTTTGAAAAATGTAGTTCTTGATCACATAAGAGTATGCACCTGTAAGCGTCGCAAAAGGCGCAGAGGAGGAGCCCCTAAGAGCAGAAGAAGAGTGTGAGTCACTTCCAGTAGCTGAGTCTACATATACATTTAGGTAGTCTGATACAACTATCCCATAGCCCAGAGCCATCCGAGCCATATAGCCGGCGTATGAGTCTACACTAGACGATAGTCTGGTCAAATCAAACTTAAGATATCCAGAGCTATCTGTAACAAGACCATTTCCTGTATTTACAAGTGCAGTGTGGTATGACTTCCTCTGAGTACCTGTCATCCCCTGAACAGCACTCAACACAGCATCTGAAGTAACAGATGCAGTTCCTCCACTGCTTCCTGTCGATCCTGTCGCTCCTTTCTCTCCTTTCTCTCCTTTCAGGCCAGAGAATTTTAGAGTCGCTACTCCGTTAGATATAGTGGTGGTAACAGAAGGAGTTCCAGTAGTGCTATCCACTGTTGCCTCTATATCTGTTATCATCTGCTCTTTTATGCTCGTAATGTTTGCTTCGTTTGTATCTACTTTTCCTTCCAGCTCCGTAAGCTCCGTACTACTCCCACTGGTATTCTCCAAAACAGTGACACGACCATCTATGTTCGTGACCTCTGTTTCTAACAACAAGACACGCCCATCAAGCTCGTTGAACTTAGTAAGAAGACTTTCAAGGGTCGCTTCTAGACTTTCCGTGCTTGAGGAGACTATGTTTAGCGCCCCTGGGGCTACGCAAGTAGCAACAGCAAAACCTAGGGTACTATCTGTAGTGACATCCCCACCTTGTGCCGCATATACTGTGTCTCCTGTCCTGAAGGAGACAAACTTTTTATGCGTAACAATAGGCCCAAAGACAACACGACCAGCTTCTTTATAGGCCACACCAAGAAGGGAAGGAACCGCTACGGTACTGTCATAGCTTTCCCGATTTACGGGAACCCAAATACTATCAGGCAACAGCCCTGCTGCGGCCAGCGCTTTCAAGTACTCGTCAGTTGTGCCATTAGTAGGGTCTTCCGCAAGATTAGGAGTAACTATATCCCCATCCTCTACGTCGTCGGCAAAGACGGCACGCACACTTATGCAGAAATTCAGTGCCAGTTTCACCTCACGGATAGCTTCCACTATGCGCGAGATACCAGTTCCTGTAAGAGGATAGGTGAAGTCATAGCCCCTGTTCAAAGCCTGCCAGAGAATATCCGGCTCATTCACCGCATCTGACCAAGGCCAGTTAGAAGGATAAGGCTTGTTTATGAAAACTGTCGGAGCCTTGAATGGGTCAAACATGTTAGGCATGGTAGTATCCTTCCTATCTTATCGTGCTGCTGCCACAAAGCGAAGAGTTGCTTCTTTCAAAGGAGAGTAAGAACATCTTACTATCTGTCCCTTCGCCACTGCCAAAGAGGTATAATACCTCGCTGTTCCACCACCCTCGTAGGTAAAGCTGCTGCTTTCCATCAAGTTTATTGTATTCTCCAAACGCACACCACTGAAGATACCAGAGTTGTCTGCGGCAAGGCATTCCAGACATACCCAGCCGTCAGAGGGAGGCGTATAATCATGGCTGCCCAAAGTACCTTCCTCAGTGCTTGCTTCAAGAGTAGTTGTGGTATAACCACTTCCAGGAACCAAAGTGTAGGTTGTGGCCTGTTGCTTGTATGGGATGAGGCTAGAGCTTTCTTTCATGGGCAAATTTGAAGGCTCAAAGACAACAATATCCCCTATACTAACGGATACAGACGTTACAGGCTCGGTGGTATAACTGATACTGTCCCCAAACCACACTGTGTTGCTACCTATCTCATCGCTAGTCAACGCAGTTTCATGGGCAAATTTGAAGGCTCAAAGACAACAATATCCCCTATACTAACGGATACAGACGTTACAGGCTCGGTGGTATAACTGATACTGTCCCCAAACCACACTATGTTGCTATTTATCTCATCGCTAGTCAACGCAGAAACATCTGTGACCGTACCCCGATATATTCCACACCTCGTAGCGTCACCAATCTCTGAATAACCAACACACAACCCATTAGCAGAGGCCACATAGACATAGTAATACCCAGCTACCGCCCCCGTACTACTATTGATTATATCTACCGTCGTAAAAGTTAGAGCTGTCTTATTATCCCAGTCAAGGGCATTCCCTGTAGCACCCACAAGGCCCTCATCACCCTTATCACCCTTATCCCCTTTGTCCCCTTTTATGTCTCGCAGGGTAAGGGCAAGAGTATCTCTTCCCGAAATAGCAATGGCGGCACTAGGAGTGTCCGCACCAGTTTCTTCCACCGCAACTGTGGCCTTCCCTAAAAAGCTCGCATAGGCATTCTTATAGGGGTAGATACTTATAGTTATATCATCCACAGTTCCGGCAATACCAAACTCCACATGTACTTCGTCACCAGAACTTACCTGCACAGAGAATACATTTATCCCTTGTTTACTCCCACAAGTCTGCACAATAGAACTATTGACAGATATGAGACCCCCAAGACTGTCTAAACCAGGGGCGAGCTCCGCCACTAGGAGGCCCCCATCAGTGGCTGTTACTTTATAAGCTGTATAGCCAGCAATCAAAGCTTCGTCGGTCTCAGTTGTTTGAAGCACAGTATTTGTGTAATCTATGCCTGCAAAGGCCTGGACACCCCAATTAGTAGTAACCGTACTCGTAATATCCAGCTTGCCCTCAGACAAAACTATAGCACACTCCACACTATCCAAATACCCAGAGCTTGTCGTAGCGTCAGGGCGCACATCAGGAATAAAAAGCTGACCAGCAGTTGAACTTCCTACATTTTGAACTGGTTTAGTACTGCCAGAAACAAAATAGATAAAGCCATCTCCCGGACACTTAGCATCACAGCCATAAGTTGTACTAAAAATTGTTGCTACCCTCCACTTCTCTTCAATAAGAAACAGAACATAGCAGTAGCAAGGGACAGTACCTAACGGAGAGGTAAGTGCTAAATCTAAACCCTTGGTAATTTCTTTTGGAAAATTGGCATCTACAACCAGTTCTGCCGTGGAACCAGTAGGCAACGTATAAGAGGAGCCCTCTGGTACTATAACATAGTTCTTACCCGTACTGCTTATACTGGATACTTCTGTCTTGGAAAAGAGCTTGGTAACATCAGCTATAATTGTGCCATCTGTGTCCACAGATATTGTGTCGCCATCTGGCTTCACAATACCTGCCTTTTCAGTCGTAGCAATGTCCGCAGTTCCTGTGCCCCCAGAAGTACCACCAATAACAGTAAGAGTGCCATCTGTGTCAACAGACAGAGTGGTGCCATCTGGTTTTACAATGCCTGCCCTTTCCGTCGTAGCAATGTTTACATTTACTGTTGTGGCGGCCCCTATTGCGTTTGCCCCATTGGCTCTAAGCCACTCTGCGTTTATTGCCTGTTTTCCTGAAGCATCAGCACGAGGAGTAGGGACAAGCAGTGTGTTGCTCTCACCTTTGTTTCTTGCGTCCGCTGTGTACACAACCAAAGTAGCACAATCACTTGAGCCATCACTGGCTATAGCAGGCAGTTGGGAGGAACCCTCACCGTTCATCCCAAAGCCTAACCAGCCAAAAGTTTCAGAAATACCTAAGGTATCATCTGTTATTGTTATAGGGACAGAGGCACTTGTAGTTACCTTCTGCATCGTGTCCCAATCTGTGTTTATTTTAGTGCTTGCCTCAGACACGCTTATGTCAATACCAAAATCAGAAGTTATAGGAGAACTTATCGTCCCATCGTCAGAGATTTTTATAGAAGTTCCATCAGGCTTTACTATTCCCGCCTCTTCAGTTGTGGCAATGCCTGGAATTTTCGCATCTACCGCAGCAATCTCATTGGTCAATTCCTGCTTTGCGTCCTCCAAGCCTTGCTCTATAGAAGCTTTATTATTACCTATCTCTTCCTGAATAGCTGCTAGCTTTGCATCTACCTCTTCTTTTGTGTAGCCCGCCAGACGTTTTTGCAAATCTTTTATCAGATTTCTATTTGCGGCAATAAGACTTAGAATATTCAGTATTTTCTTATTTATTCTGGCAATATCTTCTGCGTTCTTAAGAACTGCTTTATTCAGTTCTAGTTCTGTTACCCCCGCCTCAAAATAAACAGAGCCAGACCCAACACAAGCGCCCAAAAGAAGATTTCTTGACCCATCCTTGGCCGTGCTATCTTGCACGATTTTACCGAAGGTGCCTAAGTAAAGGAGCTGTCCAGTTTCAAATTGAAAAGAGGGATGATAAACTATCGGCCCAAACATAATGCGGCCAATATCTTTATAGGCCACCCCATAAATGTGAGCATTTTCTATTTTAGTTGCCTGAATTTCTTTTTCTTCGTTATCTAGCTGATTAGCAGGAACCCAAATGCAGTCATGCCGAAGGGTTATATGCTTCTTCCAGGCGTCACTCTCAGGACGAGCGGCAGGGACTACTATCATTCCATCTTCTACGTCCGCAGAAAAGACGCCTGTCACAGAATGACAACGCAACCAGCCTTTCTTAGAAAGACGAAGCATTCCTGGAAGCAAAGCCACAGGAATGTCATCATCTGGAAGCATGTCAGTATAGGCGGTTTGCTCTAGGACAATGCGCTGCCAGTCGTCGGAGAGCTCATGCCGAGGGTTCATGTCGCATTCTTCAAATGGATGAAGATGCTTATGATGTTTAGCTATCTGAGAACGCACAAAGTCTTCTAAGAAGGAGCGAGGTCTAGGCATCAGTATGCCCTCCATTCGGCACGAGTAGGCTCACTTATAAGGATGCTATATTCATCTTCTCCAGGCAGCTCATCTGCCTGAAAGTAGCGGTCATCAAGTTCCATTAGCTCTATAATGTAAGCAAAGGCGTCCATTACGTCCCAGAGCTCTGCGCGCGGGAAAGTAAGGAGCTGCAACTCAAGCTTTGGAGATACTTGCTTGTTATGGTATACGTAGCCCTGACGATAAAAAGGGGCAAGCTGCGCAACTCTGTTTTCTTTCTTATCGCGGGCTTTTAGTTCTATAAACTGAGGGAAGATGCCCCGTTTGCTCATTTCATTCTTTATGGGCTGCGTAATGAATTCATTCAAAGATGTTACCTCAACAGCTAGAATGCGAGAGTTGTGCATAATAACTTGCTGGAACATCTTATCAAAAAGCTCATCGGGGTGGAACTTTCCTGCCTCACAGTCGTGGAAGAATATTTTATGGTTTTTCAGGTCTAGGCCTACAGTTATTATCGCACTATCTGCCGAATGAAGTTTGACCGTCTTAGCTGGGTCGCAAATAGTTACAAAATAAATGTTTCGGTCGTCCAAGATGTCAGCAGGATTGTAGTAGCGAAAGTAGGAGGATTGAAAAACTGCGTCTATGTTAGATATAGGCTTATTCTGATATTCACGAGCAAAGGTGTCTGCTTGCCCCTGGGCGCGATAGCTCTCAAAGAGTTCTGCTACCTTCTCATCTGACATAAACTCAGGCCAGTTAGAGTGAAGGTCGTCGTCGCAGAGGGAGAGGCGAATAGTATACCACGTCTCATCGCGGAGCAGGTTAGAGAGAAGCGCGTCTTCATGAAGGATAGTTCCGATAATAACTATTTTCCAATCATCCCGCGAGCGATCTACTGAGTTCATTAGGTCGGCGAAGAACCATTGCTTGAGTTTGGCACGCCGGTCTTCGGACATGACTGCTTCGGCATCCTCAAGGTCGTCAATAATAATGAGGTCAGGACGGCTCCCATTATGGTTTATGCCACGTATCTGCTGACCAGCACCACGAGGGAGAACAAAGGTAGAGCCTGCCTCAAACTGCTTTTGTGCCCAGTTATCACGCCGCAAATCGCCGAAGATAGAGGGGATGATATCCCCTGCTTGGACGTCGTTTGTAATGAGAGCTTGCTTTAGGTTGCCGGCATCCATTACGGCTTTGTCCGCTGTGTTGGAGACAGTTACGATAAACTTCTTTAGTGCGAAACAGATGTTTCGCGCCGGATAGCCAATGGTGTTTATAGTTGTCTTGCCCCAACCGCGCGGGGCAGCTATTGCTACTTTCTGGATTTTGGGGTCATCTATGGCTTCAAATATTTTGTCTGTAATAGAGGCGAAAGGACGAGAGAAGCGGGAGGGAAGAAAGGTCGTAGAGAAGAGTTTTGTGCTCTTCGCGCTAACCTCAAGAAGGCGTTTCCAGACTGGGTCTTGCAATAAGGGGTTCACTGGATTGCCTGCTCAGTTGGTGCCAAATTTTGGCACGAAGGAGGAAGCATTTCTTGGGGCTGCTCATCTTCCGCTATGTCTGTTTCCACCAAGAGACCGTTCTCTCTTGCCCGCTCCAAGGCTTCGTTGCGCAGATTGGCCAGGTCATCTGGGGAGAGTTGTACACTTGTGCTGCGCACAGACATCCGGCGTTCTGCGGCATAACCAGCACGGTCAAGCAGGTCTTTGGCTGCATTCAGGCGGACGGCCGAAGGAGCCTCCTCATTGGTCATGAGGGCTTCTATGGTCGCAATCGCACCCGGCGCAAGAGAGCGAAGCTTCTGAGAGACTTCCAGTGTGTCTTCGTCGGCCCGTTGCCTGAAGATTTCCAGCTGGAGGCGGCCCAAAGAGGAATTTCGCACTATGGAGACAGTCTGCGGGGAGCAGCCAATGCGCTCTGCAACCTGCTTATTGGTCATCCCAAGGGTGACCATCCGAAGAATTTCGTGCTGACGAGAGGAGACTGACTTGAGGTCATATTTCTTTGTGCCAAAGGGTACACGCCGCCCGTCAATATATTTATTGTTCATGTTTTTGCCATGCCCCAATAGAAATGGTTTGTCAACACATTTTTTTATGTTTTTTCTCTTCTAGTCCCAACCCCCAAATTACTCCGCCTGCGGCCACTTTACGGGGGGCGGGTGGGAGTGTCAAGGGTACGCCTACGAAGATTTTTTGCTGCGCAAAAAATCTTCTCCGGCATAAGGGCCAGTACGCTCGCTACGCTCGCTACTGGCCCTAATCCCTTGACATCCCACCCTTGCCCCCCGTTCCGTGGCCTTGCCGGAGGTAATTTGGTGGGTTCTCTCCATTTTATCGGCCGAGGTCAGTTGGGCGAGGAAAAGATGGCAGGGAACAGTTGGGTTTGGTAACTGGGTGCCAAAATTTGGCATAAACTACGCGAGGCATAATTTTATGCTTTTGCGCGAATTGGAGAAGAAAGATGTCCACCTACACTTACGAAGGCAAAACTTTCAACACAGTTGACCCGGTGCACAGGGATGTCCTCCCACTTTGTGGCGCGAACCACTGGGTGCTCCGCAACTGCACAATTGACGCAACTGGCCTCCCCTGCGATGAGGCCCTATCAGTAACCTGGGGCGCATCTGCGGAACTCTACAATTGCACCATCAAGGGCGCGGCGAAACTTGTCCTCTGCGGCTCTGGCGACGCCGACCACTTGGCCGACGAGCGCGGCAAGACAGTGCTCTTCTCCAACTGTGTGTTCTCCAACTTTGGCCGCCGCGCACCTGAAGTGCAATCCTCAATGGTGGTCACCCTAAGGGATTGCACCATAAGTGACTGGGGCACCCCTTTTGACACGCGCACTTTTGCCGCGTTCACTCATTCGGGCGGAACTTTGGTGGTGGAAAACTTAACCTACTCCCCTCCCTCCCTGCCAGTGGGCCGGCGCATAGTAAGCTTCGCCAACTGGCTCGGCTACACTTTCTCCCACCCCACTGCCCTCCGCATCCTCCCCCGCCTGGCCCTCGCGCACCTTTTCCCCTCAAAGTTTCCCTTCCACATCTCTGTGTAGGCACAAAATTGTGTAATTTCTTTTTATTGACACACCGATTTTTTGCCAGTATATAGAAGCCTAGCCCTTCTTTCCCCCAAGGCCCAGGGTGGCTCCGCCACCCGCCAGGCCTACCTGTGCAAACATTAGGCTGACACATGTCTTGCACAGCAAGACAAGAGAGAAGAGGCGAAGCAAGGCTCCGCCTTCTTGGGAAACTTATAATGGGAGGCAGGGGAAGGCTGCGCCTTCCTCGCGCAAGGTGCGAGGGCCTCTGCGAGGCCCAATAGAAGGAAGGCCCTCTGCGAGGGCCGCCAGGCCACTGCGTGGCATTATTGCCCGTTGTGGGCGGTTCACTACGTGAAACCGCCCACTACCGGGCAAACAATTTTTTTTGAGGAGGAAGACTATGTACCACTCGTTTCAAAACATGTTTGAGCAGCTCCCTAATTTGCTTGCGTTAGGTGACTACAGCATTGACGGTACGTGGTACTCCCGCTTTGAACGCCGCGGGCGGGGAAACTTGATAGATTTCTATTCTGACCACTTTTTTCCTATCCGGCTGGCCATACTAGCCACCCCGGAAGGCACCAAAGCCATAGACATCAGGGAGCTTCCTGGTGTCTACGAATATGTTGAAAAATGGTGCAACGCCTAAGGAGGAATGTGATGGATTACTTTGTATACCAAAACTTGCTCTACGGGAACGACAAGGCAGTAGCGGAAACTTCCATGCCGGGGAGCGAGGAAGACTACTTCTTCCAAGCCATGCCCGGCGCGGCATGGCACTTCTCTGACGAGGAAGGCGAAATACCCCTTGTGGAGGCGCTGGGCACTTATGCGCCCGACCTTGTGGCCAAGGCACTTTTCTTTTCCTCTCTGAGCGAGCCTTTTGAGGCCGCGAGGGCACTTTTCTGGTATATCTCACGCGTATCGGAAGGTAAAGGCCTTCTTGAGGATGCCTTGTGGTTTGGGCGGTACGCCGCGAGCGGCGTGCCAAGGCTGGATTTCTTGCATGTTTTTAATCTCTTGAAAAGCGCTCTCAGCCTGACCGACGTAGATATAGCCTTTGAAAAGGCTATGGAAGGCAAGCCAAGCTTGATAATTGACCACTTACCACAACCGTGGCAAGATGTGGCAAGGGAAGCCCTACTTGAGGGCTATGAAGGCCTCTTCCGGGCAGCTGTCTATAGCGCCGTGGGTGGCACCGCTTTTGCCGCTATTGACTAACCGTAAACATGGTGCCCCGCAAAAGGCGGGGCACCACAAAATAAAAGGAGAAGTATCATGGTACAGGTAACTTTCAACGTCCGTAGGTCAAAGGAAGCCCCCGCCCATAAGATAACGGCGGCTATTGACATGGCCTCTTTCTCCAGCGAGCAGCTGGAAGAAGCCGCAAGGGCTACCTTCATCATCAGGGCGCAGGCGGCGATGCGCACCTGGTCAGAGGAGCGCCTTGCCACCTTGGCGAAGGGTGCGCCAATAACTATCTCGGCGGACAGTTTCCCCGCCCCGCAGCGCGAGGTATCTTTTGCCCGCGTATCTTCGGCTGTCCAAAGTCTGGACGCCGAAGGAAAGGCCGCCCTCTTGGCCGCCCTACTCAAGGAGCAGGAATCCCTGAAGGCAACAAAGAAAAAGTAGCCCCTCTTGGTAAAACCTCTAAGAAAGGCCCCGCAATGGGGCCTTTTCTTTTGCCCTCAAAGATTGCCCGCCCAAAGGCGCGATTGTAGTAGCAGTATCTCCACTATAAAGCGGCGAGGGTGGCCCGCCATAAGGCGGGTCAGGGGAAGGAGTTGGGCCTCCTCTTCTCTCTCCATAGAATTATCCCGCCCCTTGACCCGCCAAAGGCGGGCTAGCACAGCCAGCATTGGAAATTGGGAAATGGAGATTGGCCCGGCCCGCCCTAAGGCGGGCCATACTGTGAAAATAGAAAAAACAAATTGCACAATTGGACACAATTGGAAAAAAATGTGGAAAAATGGAAATGGTTGAAATTATTGGAGAAAAAAATTGCCGTTTTTTGGAAAAAATGGTGGAAAAATGGAAAAGCTTTGGCATAAAAAGCGTCAAAATTTTGTCAAAACACAAAAAACACAAAAAACACCACGAAAGTTGACCCGCCCAAGGCGGGGCAGCGATAACTGCGTGCCAAATTTTGGCACCCCCTTTCTCTATAAAAAGTGGTTGGGCGCAATCTTTCCGGCGCACTTTGAGAAGAAAAAACAATATGTGGTGAAAAACACATTAATTGGTGAAAACACATTAAATCGCTATAAACACATTAAATACAATTAAATTGCCATAAAAATACCCCCCCCCTCCCCCCTCCAAAACCCTTT